CTGTACCGTTTTTCCATACATTAACCCAAGACTTGCCTATTGCAATAAGTGCTGACTTTATTTTCCCAAGTGTATTTTTAATACTATTAATTACACTTTTCCACTTATTCAACATCCGGTCTATGGCTTTATTTGCAGTATTATTATTTATATTTTTAGGTAAATTTGAGGAATTTGATGTAGATGGATTACTTGATGGTGTTGTACTTGTACTAGTCTTTGTAAGCACATTCAGCTTATCAAAATTTGCAAGACTTCTTTCTGCCTTTTTCTTCGCTTTGGCATTGTTATTAATAGCTTTTGTGTTATTATCAACAGAAGTGGTTGCGTTATCTGCACCGGTTGACAGATTGTTCATACCGGCTGATGATTGTTCACTATTAGAATCACCAAAGATCTTCTTTGTAAGGTTTTCAAACCCACTAGCTACTTGTGATAGCTTTGTAACTATTTTTGTAAGAAAACCAAGCATAGGAGAAAATACATTATTTAACCCTCTGCCTAAAGTTTCTTGCATATCTCCAAAGCTATTTTTTAGTTGCTGAATTCTACCTGCAGGTGTATTTGCCATATTACCTACATTATCAGTAATAACCTGAGAAAGCATTGCCGCTCTTTGTTCTTCGTTGCCATACTTTAAAACCTGTGCTTGTGCATCAGAAAATGTAATACCTACACGAGTAAGTGCAGAAGTTTGACCTTGCATTACTTTACCCATAAGATTGCCGATATTAACCATACTCTCAGATGTTACATTAACCCCATTTTGTTGTACTGCAAGATTATTCATTGCCGGCATTAGCTTTTTTAGTGCATCATCAGTTTTAAGGAAAGTTGACAACTGTTGTGCACCGGCAAGTTGAACTTCGTCCCCTACAACACCTGTTTCTTGTAAAGCTGATGCATAGTTTTTCACACTTGATATTACTTTGTTACTTGCACTCATTCTCTGTCGCATAACTGTAGTTAGCTTTGTTTCAGCCTCTGTTTGAATATTTGCAGCAGATACACATTCTTTACTGAATCTAGTTATCATAGCAACACTAAAAGCAGTACCTACTACCTTTGCAATTTTGCTAAAAGAATTTGAAATCTTTGAACTGGCATTATTAGCTTGTGTTTGGATGTTATTAAGTGACTTTTTAAAACTGGTGCTATTAAGTATTAAGTCAATCCCGATTTGTCCTGCTGTTGTCATTAGCATACCTCCTTCCTAAAAATGGGTATAAAAATAGCGTACACCACTTGATGTACGCTAAATTCAAATAAAAATTATGCTGTTTTTAGATATAATAATCTAAATGTTTCTCTACCTTTAGGTGTAACAAGTGTTTGAGTGCCACACCATTTTGTTTTATCGTTATAAACTTCCTTTACTTCAAACAAACCATTATTCTTTTTAGCATAAGGCATAAGTTTTCCACGCTTATCACGATAAAGGTATTTCTTTTCAAGCAAGAAGTTGATAAAATCCTTTTGCTTGATTTCAAGTTGCTTAGCCGTTTCTCTTAGATTAGTCAAAAGATTTCTGTCAACTAATTCATCAAAATAATCAGCTTTAGGCTTCATTATTTGATTATTTACAGCCAATTCAGAATTAACTGCTTGTAGTTGCTTATTCTTGCTTTGTTCTTCTTTAAGAGCCGTAGCTAATTTGATAATTGTATCAGGGTTCAAAATTGCCTGTTCTATCGTTGCAGATGTCATATAAGCACCATGCTTTCTGATAGATGGAAGAACCTCAGATGTTACCCATCTCTTAAATTTCTTTGCAGTCGGTAGCTTACTTGATAAGATAAGACTATAAAGACCGGATTCATTGATTACAGTCATATTAGGATTACCTCGATTACCGTCGTGATTCACGACGGTATTCTTATCTTCATCATCAACATGTCTTGATAATGCATCTCTAATGTTGCTATAACCTAAAACAGTAGCCACATCTCTACCCACAAAATATGGTTCATTATCAATTTCAACTATTCTGATACTACCAAATTCAGAATTTTCAAAAGTTTGTATATCACTATTCATCATATCATTTTACCGCCTTTCTCATTTCAGCTTTAGTTGCTTTAGTACCTTGTGCATAACCAAAGTTAAAAGCATCACAAAGCATATCAAATAAACTCTTGTTGTTTGCATAAATATCGTTAAGATTAGCACAACTCATATCATAGTACGGATTAATAGTACCACGCACATTCTTAATAACTTCCATTGTGTTTTTTACACAAGCCATAAAAAAACTCCTATCAATTGTAATTTGACAGAAGTTGCCCTAAATGATATAATGAATTTCAGATAGGGTAACCTGTCGTGTATAACAGTAACCGTCCCCGACCAAAGCGACTGGTTACTGTTATTTTTTTATATCAGACTTTAATTTTAAAATTCCTATTCTGATAGCCTCAGCTTTTTCAACATTTTTTTCTTTGCAGTAGGCTTCTAAAATTTCTGTGTGCTTTTTGTCTAGCCTTACAGTAATTCTTGTATTTTTAGGATTTTCAGATTTAGGTCTGCCTGTTCGTGGACTCACTTTATCACCTCTCTTTTTTTGTCTGCCACTAAATACATTATAATATTTGTCAGCCAAAAAATCAAGAGGTTCTCTACTTTTTTTCGCGTTTACGCCTTTCGTTAATCTTTTCCAACACTTCAGCAATTTCATCATCAGTCAACTTATCTACTAAATCTGTAATAGGAGATTTAACATAAGCCTTATTCTTTTTCAAATCTTCAGTTACAACTTCTATCATATATTTTTGTAGTGTCATACCTTTTTTAGCTGAGTAGGTTTTCACAGAATAATGAAAGTCATCATCCACTCGTAATGTTATGTTTTTAATAGTTTTCACCTCCTGTTATGATAATAGCATGCATGCATGCTATTTGTCAAGAGGTTTTTTATAAAATTTTAGCCACTCTATTACAGAGTGGCTAATTTGTTTATTATATCATTTACGGTTTCCAATGACACTTCTTACATTCCGGGTCATTACTATATGTATTCATTGTATGGCAATTTGGACATTCCCATTTGTCATTCTTAGGCTTAGGAGTACCACAACCACAAGAACCAACATAGTTCTGATTGATTTTGCCACAGTTAGGACACTTCCATTCCCCCTTTGATGGTTTTTTCTTGCTTTCTATATCATTCTTTATAGTTGTGGACATTGTGGCATTTGAGTCTTCCAAATCTTCTAAATGCTCCAAGATTGTACCAATGCCATAGAAAATAAGCACAAATAAAGCAGTTTCAATCCAAGTATAAATCATTGTAAAGAAACTAAAACCATCCAGTGCCTGATTACCAGTAACAATACCACCGATAATACCTAGAATAGCAAAAACAATTGCTACGGTTTTAAATACACTACTTTTCATTACCAAATTCTCCTTTTGTATTAATTCTACTACATTATACAACATAATGTGGTAAAAATCAACACTAAATTATGACATTTGAATAAAAACATTTTTCATATCATTAAGGAATTGTGTAGTTTCATCTAGTGTTTTAGAGTTAGCAAGTGTGGCGTTTCTCTTTCTTCGGTATTCATTCCTTATACGCATTTGTGCCGGAGTGAAGTTTGATAGCATCTCTTTATCATCTTCTATCCTGATTTGTACAAGTCTTGCAAGGCTTGTATTGGGACCTAAACCGGATAATAAAGAAACAAACTCACTCCATGGCATTGTCCTAAATTCTTCTGAACGGATAGAGACCCCGTATTCAGACCTAAAGGATGAAATTATTGTGTCAAAATCATCTATTAGGTCATATCCGGGGTCGCTGTTTCCCCCTCATTATCTTCAACAGTACCTGCAACAAGCTCAACTGCTGACATAATGACCTGAGAGAAATCTTCAAGGTTAAGGTTCATTTTTTCAATTACTTTTCTGTCTTTCTCATTAAATAGAAGTTCAAAGAAATCATAAAGCTTACTTGGGGTTAAACCTTCAAGACTAGGTAAAATCTTTAGCATTGTTACTGCACTGTCATTTACTTCAAAAGTTTTGTCCTTAATCTTAATCTTTGGCTTTTCGTCAAAGTTAAGTTTTTCTGTAATATCAATAATTCTACTCATTTTTGTCACTCCTTATGCTGCCGGTGTTACTTTAGGTTTACCGTTTGACATAACTTCAAATTCAAGCGGTGCTACATCACCTGTTTCGCCGTTTGATGTTACATTGATAACCGCATTTGTAAATTCAACCGCGGTGCCGTCCGGAAATGTCCATTTGAAATCTGTGTATAAATCTCTGCCATTTTTAAAGGCAAGACCTGCTATAAAATCATTACCGGCATCACCAACATTACGCTTACCACTTGCAGTAATTGTAATGCCCTTAGTAGTAGCCAGTCTGCTAGTCCAGCCCTCTTGGTCAAATGAGTTCCATTCCTGTACACCGTTATCAAACGCCACACTAAAACTTGTCATATCAGCAATATTGGCATAGGCGCCTGATGCGCCCGTTGTTTTCACCTGAAACTGATTTTCGTAACAAGGATAAACACCTGTTGTTTTTGCCATAATTAATCTTCCTTTCTTTCAAAAAATATTTTCATCTCAATAACTCTTTCGTACACCTCATTATCAGTACCCACATCTATTGGTTCAGGTGTCAGTAGCTGAATTAGATACACTTTAGAATTATTTATTGTAACATTCTTAATTGTGCGAAGTTTATTATACAGAGTTCTTGCACAAACCTCTGTTTCATTTGCATTATTATTCCAATGAATAAGCAATGATACTGCTATAACATCATAAGATAGTTCTGTTCCAACACCACGAAGAGGCTCACCACTGGTTTTTAGGGTGTATACACCAACAGATTTATCTTGCTTATTGTCAAGTCTGCCTATGTAAAAATGTTCTGCATTTATAATTGTTTTCAAGAAATCTCTTACATTTGCTAAAGTCATCATAAGCCTGTAAGCCTCCTATAAATCTTTTCAAAAGCTTCATTACAGAAGTTTTCCCTTGAACCACCCTTTAGCCAAGGGTCAAACCACTTACCACCGGCATTTTTATTGTTGGTTTTCTGAAAGTTAAATTCCGGATGATAATAAAGTCTTCTTGCATATGGAGTGCTTGAACTTATTGTAGTTTTCCCCTGTGCTGAATGTGAGTAGTCAACATTTGTTGACTCATTTTGAAGGTTCCCTGTATCAAAGGGCATTACCTGTGCATTTTTTACTTCTGTCAAAAGTGCATCAGTAGTTTGTTCTAAAGCCGTTACAGTAGCTTTATCAAATTGCCTTATAACATTCATATTAAGTTTAACCTTAGAATTAACATTAATCACTACATCACATCCAATTCAACATAGTTTACTGTACCGTCAGGGTTTCTTCCTTTTGTACACTTAACAATTTCTCTTTTCACACCGTTTACTGTAACATATCCACTGCTAATGGAACTGTTAGGGCAAAAGTCAAAGGGTATCAGCAAAACACCTGTACACTCTACTTTCTTTTTATCACTTGTATATACAGTTTTAACTCTATCCTGATAATTACAGTACAGAGGTGCTAAAAACAATGTATCAGAGGGATATATACTGTCTGATGGATAAATAAACCTACATTCATAAATAACTTTAGGTGCACCATCTTCTGTTAATCCCTCATCATACACCACAACCTCACAAGGTGTTTTGCAAAACTTTTTCAACACCAATCTGGGAAATTTCATATTATCACCTCATATTGTCGGATAACATAAACCTGTAGTTTTAAGCAAAGAATAAAGTTCTTGTGGAATAGCAACACCACTAACCACCATTAAATTCCAACAACTACCGAAAGTCATTGATGTACCGTTAATTGAGTAACTTTGCAGATAGGTAGTAATCAATTCTTCATTTTCTCTATAAAAAGCAGTAAGTCTGCTATGGACTTCATTGATAACCTTTTTCTGAAAGTAGGTCAATTTGTCAAAATTGATACGGTTAAATGTTAGAATGTCAATGTGGTTAGCAGTAGTTATCTCTGTGTTATCATTAGTAATACTTCTAATGTAATCTACATACATAGCCTATTCCTTTTTAGAACTTGACTTTAGCTTTTTAAGTTCAGCTTTTAGCTTGGCATTTTCCTTTTCTACTGCACTAAACTTTTCAAGTGGTACTGTTTTACCGACACCATATTTTTTTAGTGTACCGTTATCCTCATACACATCATAGCCCTGTGCAAGATAAGTATTTGCCTCTGATTCTGTGTTTACTGTATAGGACTTATTACCTTTAATAGCTTTCATCTAATCACCTCACATTAAGCCTCTGCGTGAATGATAACACCACTTTTTAGAAGTTCATCAATACCAAATGTACCGTTTACTTTTCTGTTCTGATACATATAATTGTCAGCAGTTCTACTGTCTGTACCGGGAGTAAACATTTTGATATAAGCATACTTAACTCTTGAAACCTGTGCCTCTGGGTCAATAAGGATATAGTCAATCTGTTTTGCAGTACTATCTACCTTACAACCGTCTGTAAAGTCAAATAGTGACTTCATTCTTGCACTAGGCACTTCTACAATCTTGTTAATATCATCAAGAGAACGAACTCTACGGTCAATACCTGAAGATGAACTAACTTCAAGTGTACGCTGAATACCCTCTGCATTCTTTAGTAACTTCTTATAACTTGGTGTTGCATATAGAATAACTCTATCAAGTGGCACACCTGCCTCTGCAAAGGCCTCTAGGTTATCGTCAAAGTCAGAAAGTACATTTGCACTTGTCAGTGCAGTTGTCTTAATCTTTGCATTTACTCTTTTAGCCTCTGTGTAAATCTTGCTATAAGTGTAACTGTCAAGTTCAGGAATAGCCTGTGTCTTTTCAAATCTATTCTGAATGTTACTGACAGTAACTACAAGATTTGTTTCATCAACATCAAGTGGGTCAACAGTGAACTCAATATCTCTGTCATGATCCAGTGTCTTTGTTTCATAGCCATTTGAATATGTACCTGAGTTAAAGCTACCACCTCTTGTATGGTCCTTGTAACCACTTACAGATAGCTTTGGAATTTTAATGTCTTTACCATTGACAATCTGAATGTCTGAATTTGAATGATATAGGTCATCACAAGTTAGTTCTTGACCATATAATTCTCTTAAAACATTACTGAAAATTGTTGCGTATTCTAATACTGCCATAATTTAATTACCTCATTTCTTTTATTTTTTTGTTTTGATACCAAAGATACCTCTCAAAGTATCTTCATCAGGGTTGTTGTTGTTACCACCATCACCACCGATTTTCTGTACACCTGCACCGTCATTAGACTGTTTCTTTAGTGCCGGTACTTCATCAAGCACCTTCTTGACAGCCTCTGAAAGTTTGTCATTATCAATCTTGCCGTCAGTAGTTGCACCGGAAAAATCAGCTAACTTTAGCACATATGGAACGCTTGAAACATCCACACCTTGCTTAATAACTTCAAGAGTTGCTACTTGGTTCACCTCTGCAATAAGTCTTGCATTATTGGCTGAATCAAGGTCTCTTTGCATTTGGTTAAAGTCAGGTGTATTCTGCTTTTTCTGTTCCTTAAATGTAGCAATAGCCTGTTGCATTTCATCAGCAGAAAGACCCTGTTGCTTAAAGTAAGACTTTAGAACTGTGTCCTCTGTTGCACTTTGTTTGCCACTGATAATACTTGCCAACTTATCATAATCAATAGTTGGTGCATTACTGCTTGGTTCATTGCCACTTGGTGGGTTGGTGTTTTGATTATTGTTTTGGTTGTTGTTTTGATTATTTGGTTCTGCCATTTTAATCATCCTTTCAGTTTTGTGGGTGTCTCCCAAAATACAGTTATAGAGTGTCTCTCATTTACAGTTGTACAGGTGTCTCCCGTAGTTTAATGTCTTCGGACAATAAATCAGACAATAAAAAAGCACTAACAAAAAGTTAGTGCTAAATTACTTCTTTGTTTCTTCTTTTGGCTTAGGTTCTGCAAATTCAACAAAGCCAAGTTTGTTTAGTTCTGTTGCTCTTTCATCAGAACAATCATACAGTTCACCACTATGCCTTGTGCATAGGTTATTCTCAACATCATTAAAGTCCCTAGTAACCTTTACTTTCATATCATCACCACCTTTCATTGATTATAGGTACATTTTCCATTGTGATAAGCACCACATTCAGCCTTCACACATTCCATTGGTTGATGAATAGTCTTTGTCACAATATCAGTACCTATGTTTAGATTATCATCACTAAGATGATATGTTTCTTTTTGAATTGTGGTTTCTGTCTTATCTCTATAAGGACAAATCATATTATTACCACCTTTCGGGTATAAAAATAGCACCAACAAAAATGTTAGTGCTAGTACAGCAAGTTACAAGCAAGTTAGAAAAGCTAGTAAGCAAGCCGTTATTTATTATTTTGTAACCAATTTGAAGGTTGAAAGCAAGTTAAAGAATAGTTTTTAGATACTCTTCATATTCCAAAGGAATACCAATATCGTAATTTTTATAGTAGTGCAAAAAATCTAACGGGAAAACATATTTCCCATCCTTATATTTACCAGCTTGTATTCTTTCACCAGTAAACATATCATAAGTTGGTAAACTAGTAGCCCAAACATCTAAGTTTTCTATGTGCTTAATAACTTTCTTTTTATCAATTTTATTATTTATCTTTGATAATTCTTCAAAGCTATCTGTAAGAGTAGAATATGGCATATTATCCCAATAACCAAAAAATTTCATTCCATTTTTTTCTGTCATTTTATACGCCCCCTCTGATTAGGTTTATATGTTATCATTTTACCGGTTTCTTGTTCAACTGAAAAAGTTCCATTACTTCTTATGTACAATACATCACTAGGAGCTTCAACACAAACTCCTAAAGCATTGGATAATTCTTCAGCAAAGCAATAATTACCATCTACTATTTTGCCTGTACTACATGATAATAAACGAATATTCTCTCCGTTATAATCTTTTCTATGCCTTATAACATTTGCTAATAATCTAGGTGAAGTGTTTGGTGCATCTGTACCAAAGCACATTGCAGTAGGAGTACCATGCATACCTACATCATAGTAACCATCCTTTGATTTTACTTTTTTGATAAACTGATTAAGTAAATCACCTTTAGGAAAACAAGAAAAACCTGACTTTAGTTTTTGGATATTTGAAGTATCAATATCTTTCAACTTATCTCTTGCATCAACACTTCTTAATTCAATTATACCACTTTCACTAGGTTTTTCAACAGTTTCTTCTAATGTTTTGTTAAGTTCATTTGCCTTTTCTCCCCACACCTCAGCTCTATGCTGGTACTTCTGCTTGTTATCCTTATCAAGGCTATACTCAGCTAAACGGTTAAACCTTTTTTCTTGTCTTTCTGCGTTTTGTTGCTTTGTTTCTAGGGTTTCTCTTTCTTCCATTTGGGCAAGTTCTTCATTGCTTACAGGTTCAAGAGATGTAATGCCCTCGTAATAGGTACTTGTACTGTCCTTACACCTTGGATGAAACAAACCACCTGCGATAGCCTCACTAAGCAAAGGATAATTACCGTCAGCTTTACTGCCACCGGAATACACATCATCAATAAATACCCTGCCAATGTACTGTGCACAATCAGGACAACCACCCTGACGGGAATTTACCACTACAAGTGAGATACCCCATTCTTGCCTTTTCTGACCCTCACCGTAGAGATATGCCCTTTTATTAGCAGTACGAATTGCCATATCTGCATAGTCGGAAAGTGTATGCCTAGCACCGTTACGATATTCCACACAATTAAGACCTGCTTGTAGCATATCCTTAACTGCCATATCAACTGCTTTTTCATATGTGCCTGCACCACTGTTTGCATAGACCTGAGCAGTGAAAATAGCTTTTCTGTACTTGTCATTTGACATTCTGAGTATTGCAGTTTCTGCCTTTTCCAGATCGCTCTTAGTTGCATTAATAAGTGCATCTAACTTTCTGTCATTGACTTTGAAAAATTCACCGGTAGCTGAAGGACTTACCTTACCGACATTAAAGCCCTTTTTGATAGCTTTTAATATTTCAGCCTCTTGCTTTGCATTGCCGTCAGCCATTGCAGTTTTCAGCATTTCCTCAATTTTCTTATTTAATGTGGAAAACTGCTTACCGTATTTCTTTTGGTTGGTTCTACGGTACTGTTCAAGGCTTTTAAGTTGTTCAGACTGCCACTGTGACCAGTTATAACCTTCCTTTTCTTCCTCTGCCCTATGATGTTTAAAATTTCTCATCATGCTGTCAATGAGTTCATTTTCTATGGTTTCAAAGGCTTTGGAAATATCATAATCAGCCATTGTCTAGTACCGTATTTAGGTCATCAATTTCAGAAGTTTCATCAAGGGTAGTTATGCCTTGTTCTTCCTTAATTCTTTTGACTTCCTCAGCTTTCCAATCAGCACACTTACTATCTCCATAGAGCTTTTCAACAGAAGTTTCAACACTCATTATTGCACTTTGTCTTGCTTTACCTACAGTTTCTACTTGACTTTCAAAGCTAGGGTTAGCATACTCTCTAAAGTTAATTGCCACATCAAGGTCAGCCGGTACTAAGGCTTTATTTGTTAGTTCATAATAAGCATTAAGTACGGACTTAACAAGATTAGGTAATGATTTTTCAAGGAGTTTAACAAAGTTCTGTCTTGTATATAAAGTAGTTTTTTCTTTTTCTCTCTGTGCCTCTGCATTGTCCAATTTCTTATTATCAATACCAAGAGTACTTGGACTGATAACACCCTGTAGGCACAAATCTAAAGCAGTTACATAGGCTGATAGGTAACTTTCGTGTTGAATAGACGGTGATTCTGTTACAATCTTATTGCCTACACCCTCTTTCATATCGTTACCTATAGCAACGTACCTGTTATCAAATGGGTTTGGTGCAATAGGCTCACCTGTTTCAGGGTTTCTAGGTATGTAACAATCAGGCATATATGTTTTTGTTCTGGCTGAACGAGAGGCATCCATCCACTGCGACCATATTTCATCTATACTGTCAAAGGCATCTTCCTTGTTACTGATAATACCCTTACCTCTACCCTCATAAAAGCCATTGCTATAAATTAAAGGTACTGCCCACATATATGACTTATCAAATGTGATGCCCTCACTATCTATCCAAGACAAGGCACTCACAGTATGAAGGTCAACCTCTCTTCCGTTATTGTCATATAAAGCATATTTGATATATCCATATCCGTAGGTCTCCTCAAACTGATAGCACCTTGTCTTTTCTGTGTATTCTGTATAGAACTTAACTTCTCTGATTCTGCCACGAACATAAGTATATTTTACCTTTTCTGCACCATACCACTCAATGATAGGTAATTCTGAAATTTCATTATCAAATGAAATCTTAAATGCACCGTCACCTACTATTGCAAGGTCCTTAATTGCACTTTCAAGCACATCAGCAAAATTATTTTCTTTCTGTATTTTCTCCCATACTTCTTCATATTCGGTTGTATTATTATTGTGTATTTCAATACCGTTAAAATCGGTTTTTAGAATATTTGTAATAACATCAACCATTAAGGCAGGGATAGCAACATGGATTTTCTGTATCTCCTGACCTGCTGTAGGTCTAGCTTTCCAAAACATTGTTTTCTGAACATCAAGACTTTCATACAGTTCTTGAAGTTGCTTACTCTTGCCCCAATACCATATTCTGTTTTTAGCACAATCAGTTAGGTGGTTTACACCCTCACTAATTGTAATGGTAGTATCTGATGCAGAAGTAATCCTAAGAAAACTCCTTAATCCTTTTCTTACTGTATCAGCCATTCTATTAATCAGCCCCATTCTCTACTCACATCCTATCTTATCCTTATAGGGTAGCCACCCATACTGTGATGAGTTTATAAAGTGATCATTACCATCTTCAGGAGTATTGTCTTTATCCTCTAGCCAAGAATACAGTTCGTATTCCTGTATAGTGCTTGTACAATGTTCCAGTATAAAATAATGCCCTTTGGCAAACCAGCCTAAGAGCATATTAATTCTATCTATTATTGTTGTTTTCTTGTATGCATTATTAAATGTAAATACACAACCGTTCTTGCGTTTATATTTATTCAATTCTGTTATAGTCGCTTGATCTGCATTATCAATAAAAACATTTCTTGAAAGTCCCCATTCTTCTTGATTTCTTTTTAAGAAGTCGATGTAGTTTATAGCCACATCAGAGGGTGCCAGTGGTGTTTTAAGTTTTGCATTATTATATTCCTTTTCGTCTAGCTGAATACAATTACCTCTATTAGTTATTCCAAAGAAGGTCATTGCTATTGTGTCAGGTGACTTTTGGGAATATGCAGTATCAAGCCCTGAAGTAAAGATAATAAAATGTTCTTTTTTTCTATCATCAGCAAGGAACTGTTTTGCCCATTCTTTTGATTTAATATGAACATTTCTATCAAAGTTACTGAACACAAGACCTGTAGCCCTGCCTCTAAGTCCTAAAATCTTATTCTTATAAAGCTTTGTGCCCTTTGGAACATTCAATTTAATTTGTTCTATTTTAGTTTTTGACAGTCCCAGGTTATGTTCAAAAGAAAAGAACCAATGGACCCAATTAGGCTTTGGTTCTTCTGTTAGCATATTTAATATTTCTTTCGGTGTATCTGACTTGTACTTTTCAAGTGGTCTAGAACAGTTAATGTACTCCTTATACACCGGTAAATTAGGGTCATCAGGATTAAGGGTAGCCATAAAGTAGTCACAACGCATACTTGCTTCTCTCACAAAGTCTATATCTGCTGTATTGATTTCATCAATATACAAGCAACCATACTGACCACCCAGAGCCTTCTGCCACTTTTTCTTATCACCATAACCCATAACATACACAATCTTATTTCCCTTGTTTGTATGGAACAGAATGTGTGGTATCTTTTCATCCTTAGTACCGGTGCCGTTGTACTCTGTAAGAACACCAAAGTCATCAACAACACCAAGGTCCTTATTAATAATATTCTTTTCAGCAGTACCTGTGTCTTTTGAGGCAATGATATGATATTTCTTATTACTCTGTGCAACCTTTAGAAAAAATTTAAAGATACCTACCGTTGTTTTTCCTGCGGCAGTAGTACCTTCAAGAAACTCAACCGGTGCTTTACATTTGATGAAATCTTTATACTTTTGAGAAAGTAATAAATTACTCATCATCAACACTCATTTGCTTAATTAGGTCATCAAGTTTAGAAACTTCTGCACCAACATTTGCATCAACTTTTAGGGTATATTCACCTGTCATTTTGTTAAGGGTATCAATAGCCCTGATTCTGTCTGACGTTTCTTCTTCACCGTTTCTTGCAATATCAGATAATGTTACCTGTCTGTCTTTTGCACACATTATTCTTTCATCTTTCAGCTTATCGGAAATTTCTTTGATGTACTGTACTATTGTAGTATTTTGTAGTAGTTTTGATGCATTAGTGTTTGCATATTTTTTTGAATATCCTGCTTTTATTGCACTTTCTGTGGCATTACCACTCTGTGCATAATATTCAGCAAATTTCTTTTGTCTTGCGTTTAGCTTATCATTCATGATAACACCACCTTTCAAAATTTCTTATACAACAAAACCCACCTAAGTGATTAGGTGGGTAATGCTGAATTTTTTTACAAGAGGAATAGTAGAAGTGAAAATCATTCTTGCAATCTTATCTATCTCTTTCGGTTTTCCATAATATCATTATAGCACTTTCTATAGTGGCTTTTAATGGCTATTTAATACTTTGCTAAACTCTTTCAAGGCTTTCCCATGTATTCTATATACCCATCTCAAATCATAATTCATACAATCAGCTACCTGCTCCCATGTTTTATGATTTAGGTAATACTCTGTCAGAACTGTTTTATATCGTTCATCAGTCAGCCTATGTATAAGGGTTCTGGCTTGTTTCTTTAGTTCTACAAGCTGGTCAATTTCTTCATTGATTTTCTCTTGTAATAAAACAATCTTATCAATAATCTTTGTAAAGTCACCACCACTTCCGGAACTCTGTACCCTTTCACTTTGGCTCTGTGGACTTACTTGTAATGACTTTAGCTTTAGGTGATACAGTTCATCACTCTTAGTATTAATGCTTATATCAGCAAATCTGACACGATTAAGGTACTCTTTAGCGTTCATTGTTTCACATCCTTTAGTTTCTGCATTTCATACTTTAGGTCTGCACAATCTCGTATCATCCTAGAATTCCAACTAATCAAAATATGAAATGCCACTTCTTGTGGACTTGTTTCTCTGTCAATTACTTCAACACCATCTCTCAAGGCATCAAGAAATGTATAATACTCAGTTTCAGAAATATCTCCGTAACCAAAAGCCTCTGCCAATTCATCTTCTGATGCATATTCCAGCACCTTCTTTTTGCGTTCCTCACGATTAGCTTTAATTCTTGTGATAGTTTTCTGTAATGCTCTGATTGCAGTATCAAGCTTTTTGATAACTATTTCTCGACCCTTAATTTCAACCTTTAAATCTTCACTTGTCATATAGCAATCTCCCCACTTTCTAGCTTAGCTCTATACTGACCGTAGCTTAGCCTTGTACCGTTTTCTTCGTTGTACTTATGTAAGTTATACAAAGTACGGTTAAGGTTATGTTCTCTTGACTGCTTTGACTCTGCTTTCTGTTTATCTGATTTATGAGTAATGGTATCTTCACTTTTACATTCATCACACTTTTTAACTCTTGGATTAAATGTAACAAATTTCTTCCCACACATTTTACAAATCTTAAAATACTGATTTACCATATCACTTCACTATTCCTTTCTCTTTTAGGTATTTTATTGTTACTTCTTCAAATTCAAATCTTTGTGAATCACTCAAAGGAACTCTAGGTACTATGCCTAACTTTGCTTTGTATCTCAAATAAATTTTTCTGATAAGTGGATGATTTACATTCAGCTTATAGCCATACGGGTTGTTGTTATTGAACATTGGTATAAATTCTGTTTCATCACTTCTCATTGCTACCTACCAATTTCCACACAACGCATCTGTTAGTGTCTGTATCAAACCACTCACAGTGCCTAACACATTCTTTTTGAGTTAAAGGACACTTTCTAACAACTTTGATTTTTTGTTGTCCACTATCAAGCATACACTTGCTGAACTTACACTCTCTTCCTCTTCTGACCATACAAGGAAGTTCAAGATGTTTGCATTCCATAACTTTCACCTTTCTTCATCAAACATGGAGTAGTTCTCTAATTCGTCAATGTCATATGAGGTTGATGAACTGTACTGAGGATTGTTTTTTCTCTCAATCTGTTCCCACTTATCAGCTAATGATTTCCAGTCTGTTATCTCTTTGCCCTTGTACTTCCAATCATAGGCGTTGTAGTGGTCAAAGAATTTTTTATAGTCAAAACTGTATTTTTTTGATTTGCAATACAGTTCAATTTCTTTCAATGTTGGTTTTGTTGTTTGTTTTTCTTCATTCCCACTATAACTTAACAAACAAACGTTATGTTTATTCTGTATTGTTTTATCTGTATTGTATTGGTACTCATTTTTGAGTACCTTTGTGCCCAAATTTGAGTACCCCCCGTACTCATTTTTGGGTACCCTATCTGCCCAATTTTGAGTACCCTCTACTCGTTTTTGAGTACCCCCTACCCATTTTTGGGTATCCTCAATTTTGGGTACCCTCTCCCCATTTTTGAGTACCCATTTTTCGTAGTTTTTATTAATTCCAAACATCTTTGCTGAGGCATCAGCACCCCTTGAAATTAACACATTATACTCCACTAAAGACTTTAAACATCTTCTAACAGTCTTTAGTGGAATGCCTGTACCGTCTGATATGTAAGTGGCAGAGAGTTTCTTTATTTTTTTGTTATAACCATAAGTCTGATACAAAATAAAATGAACTATCCTTAATTCAGAACCGTTTAAATTAACCTTAAATAAGGCTTGATACAGTTCATTTGCTATTCTTATGTAACCGTCTTCAAGTTTAGGATTTGCCATTACTCTCACCTAATATTTCAATTATTCTATGTCCTGTATCTTGCTTATTACAGAACAAAAATTCTGTATCAAATGTATTGCTGATAATAGATAACTTCTTATATAGTTGTTCACCGGAAAGTGCCAAAGGACTTTTTTCAAGTCTTGGATTGACCCATTCTCTAACATCTTCCAGTTTGCCTATATTTTCTCCATGTTCCACTAAAAACACTATATGTATTCCATACTCTTTTGCTCTCTTTAGCTCTGCTATAAAGCGTTTATGGTCTTGGCACACATTGTTACACACTTCTAATAAATTCTGCTTACGGTCAACTACAAGAAAAGGATTGTCCATTCTCATATAGTCACCTATAAATAACTTTGAACGGAAGTATTTAACATTCTCTTTATTAAATGTGGAAACAATTTGTTTTATAGCTTTTGACTTATCTCTGGTATCAATTTGTATAGTCATAAAATCACCTCTAAAAAGGTAGATCATCATCAACCGGTAAATTTTCTTCAATACTTGGTATTTGTGTATTTGTAGCAGTAGTATTATTTTTACTTTTGCCCTGTGGGAACTCTGTATTTTCTACTATCACTTCATAAGCCACTCGATTATTACCGTTATTATCTACCCATTTTCTTGTTTCTAATCTGCCTTTTATAACAATGCCATCACCTTTATTAAAATACTTACTAATAAAGGTTGCTGTTTTTCTCCACGCAATACAAGGAATAAAATCAGCAGTTACTTCATCATTACTCTTTGCATATGCTCTGTTTACTGCTATTGTAAAAGGTAGCACATCAACCCCGGAATTAGTTGCTTTTAATTCCGGGGCTTTAGTCAATCTACCTGCTAAAACTATATTATTCAAATTCCAGTTCCTCCAAACTTATTGGATTTTTAAGCACCTTGGTTTCCTTGCAATAATTACAATGCTCACATCTTTCAGGTTCAAAAACACCTTTCTTGATACCGTCATAAAATTGCACTTTATCCTTAAAATTCTTCAATTCAATATCAAGGTAGCTTTGTGGCACTTCAATTACTGCAAGGTCAGGTACTGTTTCTTTGGTTACTGCTGCAATAAAGAATGGTAACTGTTTGCCTGTATTCTGTCTTACAATCTCTTGATATACTGCACCTTGCAAGTCATATCTCCATGCCTCAATCCAATTAAGTCTGCCTCTCTCCTCTACATAGATCGGTTTAAAGTCTTTCATACACTTTAAATCAACAATCATACTGTCAGGATGGTAACTGTCAATCTTGATTTTAACCGGTACACCCTCAATTTCACCGGTCATAATAATCTGTTTGTCACCACTCATAAACTTCATAAACAATTCATCTTGTTCTACTCTGTTTATAATTTCATTAGCCTTACGATAATCAGCCTTAAGGTCACCCTTTTTAGTGAATATCTCTGGGTTCTTTGCCTTAAAAATATCAAGTGTACCTTCAAAATGTGCATCAACATAAGAACCTACAAGAAGAGAAGCTGTCTGTTCTCTCTGATAATTGCCTGTAACCTCTGCAAGAGCAGAGGCTTGGCATTCTTCAAAAGATTTAAACTGTGATACACCCATATACTTCATTTGATTTTCAATACTGAAATAGTTTTCATTATTAAGCATTTTCCTTAATCTCCTTTGCTTTATTTGTAGCACAATCGGCACATAGTGCTTGTCCGTACTTTTTCTTAGTATAAATTGCAGTTTGTTGTGCAGTCATACTACCTGCCGGATGAATTTCCTTTCCACAGATTTCACATTTAGGTAGTTGTTCATTAATCTGTGGAGCTTTATCTCTTATGCGTATTCCACCCACTCTTTCTCTACCAAACATAATAGATGGGTCAGGATAAACGGCTATTCTTGTACCTTGCCAATCTTCTACATAAGGACTACCGGCAATCTTCTGAATAGCTTTCATATTAGTTTTGTTGAGAATCATTGGTTTAATATTCTCTACAAAATGACAAATAGTACACTCTTCTTTTCTTCCACCCGGACCTGTTACAACTTCATTACTAACAGTCTTGATTGTACCTACAATATCCTTATTATCACTAAAGGAATAAACGCCCAAATAGTTAGGGTTAGTTAATGCTTTCCAATGTGTTTTACTCACTTCTATCACTCCTTATAGTTCAGTTACTAATAACTCACTGTCATTAGTTGTCCTTGTAGCAATAAACTGCAATCCCTTATCCTTACACTTTTCATATAGCTTTTTACGGCTAATATCATCCAGTTTCTCTGCACCGTCAATAAGAATGATTTGAAGACCACTAGGGTTATGTATTGCAATGTCAACACATAGTTCAAGTAACTCACCGTCAGAACGGTTAGAGATTGGCAATCCATTAATAAGTGGAATACCATCCTTAACTGTAAGTCCCTCAACCGGAAGAGTTGCAGTTTCAAGAATTTCTCCGGGAAGTTCCCTAGCTAACTCAATTTTCTCAGTATAAGCCTCTGAAACCTCTTTTAATTCAGCAATTTCAGACTGCATGGAAGTCATACGGAAATACTCATTAAGGTGTTTCATCATCTTTTCAGCCTCATTGATTTCATTTTGTAAATCATCAACAGGTGTAATAGGTAACGAAATAAACTGTTCTGCAACACCAATATCTGAGTCAAGTTTTGCCTTTGCAACATCATAGTTAGAATTAGCAATTTTAACCTTATCTTGTAGCTTATCGTCAATGGTTAATAGCTTATCTTCACAAGCCTTAATCTCTGCTTTTAGTCTTGCTATTGTGGAATTAAGGTTGTCCTTCTCATTTGCAATGACCTTTTCTGCTCCTGAAATTTCCATTTCTCTTGTAGCCTCAATACCACGCAACTTGTTATCATAACTATCCTTAAAGGCTCTTGCTCTTTCAATCTTGTTGTTTCTATCCCTAATTTTCATTAGTTCTTCATACTTTGATGACAGGTCATAATTCTTCCATTTTTCAGCTTGGTAATCAGATGGAATATCCTTAGCAATATCCTCAACAAAGGCTTTCTTATTGCGAATTTCTCGGTTAATATCTTGCCTACTCTGAAAGTACACACCATTCTCTGATTGAATATCATTAAGAATTTGGAGAATATTCTGTTCATAGTCAACACCTTGTGGAATTTCTCCAAACTGTTCCTTAATCCAATTCATATCCCATTTAAAGTCAATTAAATCAAGGATGGCTCTGTTCTGTTCTTGCTTTGTCATCTGAGTAAACTCTACAGGATTAAGTTGTAGAGGTGTGATAATGGACTTTAGGAAAGTTTCGGGCTTTGTTATTCTGTTACCATTTTCGTTAATGTTAATGGAATCAGCCTTGTTGGTTCTAGCCTTTCTGTCAATAGTTAAACCACTGTCTGTTTCAACAATGATTTCACCTTCATTCTCACCTTCTTTGATAATCCAATCACGATTGGAACGGTTGGTAAGACAATACCTAATGGCATCCAAAACAGATGTCTTACCTGCACCCTTTTGTCCTGTAATTTCAATGCTATTGCCATTAATCTGTTGTTCTGAGATACCAAACAGAGATTTTATTGTAATCTTGGAAGTTTTCATTTTTACTATTCCTTTCACTTATACACTTGACATTTTAAAAATTTTTCTCTAAAATGAAATTAGTTTACTTTAATATGTTCCGTAATAGGAACACCTTTCAGGTCACTAGGGAATTGCAGTTCTCTAGTGGCTTTTTCTTTTGTTTTGGTTCATACCTCTTCACCCTCTAGAGTTGTTACAACTTCTTCCGGTTTTGTGCCTAGTGCATCTTCAAAGCACTTTGTTTGGAAATCATCCTTAGTGATACAAAGGTTTTCCCTACTGTATGCCACCTTAAAATCGTTCATAATATAAGACAAAATGCGAGGCACAATGTACACAAAACCAAAGTAGAGAAACGGAAGAAGTAAAAAACCACCATGCTTTGACATTAGATTGATATGTAGCACTAAGGAAACTATGATTGTAACCACTATTGATACTGCCAGTCCTACTGCTTTAATCTTTTCTTTCATTTTCACTCTCCAACTTTCTTAGCAGTCTTGCTATTTGATTTTGGTTTTCCCTAATCATCTCTAGCAAGTGCCTTTGTTCGTTCATCACTTCGTTCCAACTATTCTGAAGCCACTTGGTATTGTCAGTATGTGCCTTGTTAAGACAACCTATAACGGCAATAATCAGTACCACCAAAGTTAAAACAATGATTGCAAATGCTATACTTCCCACTTTTTTCACTTCCTTTCTTTTGCCTAATTCAGTAGTGCTGAATCAGGATGGTTATTCACATAGTCAGTCATACCCTGACTTATTCTTGAACATATGCCACTTATGTAGCGTTGTTCTTGTTCCTTGGTTAAGTGGTTGGTCTTATTGCCGTTGTGGTCCTTTTCTGCCCACAACACCTGCTTACCACCATCATTAACCCATACCCTATAAGATAACTCTTTTGCCATTTCATCACCTCACTAAAAGTTATGTTGTGCCTTGATTGTCCTATTCTTTTAATTTTTTCACATTTTCAATAAAACTTTTCAAAATTCTTGTAATTTTCATCAAAAAGTTATAAAATGCAAGAGAAATGTTTAAAAGGAAGGAAGATATTATGTCAAAAAATGATATTCCTAATATTGACCCTGTTTCTAATATTCTTAATACTGAACAAGCTAAAAATCTTACTAATCCACCTTGCAAGTCTTTTGGTACTGCTTTAGGAGACCTATGCGATTTATGTTTTGGTGGTCTTCATGAAAAAGCTGAAAAAAGTAGGCTTATCCGTAAAAAGAATCTTGAAGAATTTAAAAAGACCCTAGCCGATAGTGTTGATAATATTCCTGAAGAAAATCAAATAGAACCTAAAGAATCTATCATCTTGCCGGCACTTGATACTTCAAAGTATTACCTTGATGAAAGAGAAATCAGAAACATGTTTGAAAAATTAATTGTGAATTCAATGGATAATCGTATGGCCACTAAAGTTCATCCTTCATTTGCAGAAATTATCAAACAAATGTCACCATTAGATGCTCAAAATCTCAAACTTTTTCAAACTAAAATTCAATATCCTATTCTACAATTAAAAATTGTTGATGATAAAAATCGCAGTAAATTGATTACTTCATACCTATTTATTAGTAATCCAAACTGTGATGATATAGATTTACAAAATGTTTCAATATCATCTCTTAGTAGATTAGGTTTAATAGAAACTATATATAGTGGGCATTTATCAAATGATGATTACTATAAACCATTTTTTGAAACACAATATTACAAATGCTTAAAAGAAGAATTTGATAAAATTAATCACTGCAAAGGAGAAAATAATAAGTTAGCATTCAATAAAGGATATGCACAAATCACTCCACTAGGAGAATCCTTTATTGATGTTTGTCTTTCTCCTTTGCCCAACGAATCAAATCCATAATATTATTTTCATAACTTGTCAAAAAGTCGTCTATTATCTTAAAGAAATGGACGGCTATTATTTTTGCAGTTATAAAACTTGCAATCAGTACAATAACTAATACAAGTAATATTATCCCGACTAGTTCCAAATTCTCACCTACTTTCTGATAAAATATCATTTTTACCATAGTCCTTGTAACTTCCACACTATATGATATAATTTCACTAGAATCTAATGAAAGGAGGTTAAAACTATGGTTACGGGTCATCCAGAAAAATTAGCTTTTGAATCTGCTAAAGAGCTTGTTGAAGCTAAATTGTCAAATTCTCAGCACTGTATTGATGGTAGTACAGGAGAACAGGTTGCTGATTATTTTGAGGCAATTTACAACAGACTTCTTAAAATTACTAAATCAGAGGGTAATGATTAACTAACCTTTCTCTAGCTCGGCTCTTGCTGATACTAATTCGGCAAGAGCCGTTGTTAGTTCAGCAATAGAACTACAATCTTCTGCATATTCATCAGCACTTATAATTGTCACTATGCGTTTGCCTAAGCAATTAATCACTGTATCAATAGTGTGCTTGTCCATTTATTTCACCTACTTTCTGATAAGTCCCAATTATGGGACAGTTGATTTACATTGCTTTATCCCAAATTTGTTTGACAAAATACAAAAATATTTGTATTATTGTATTAAATAATTAGAATTTGTGAGGATACTGCAATGGAAAATTTAGATTTTGATACTAAAGCAAATACAGAAGTTAATCTTGACTTATCTAAAGCACAACAATCTATCAATCGTGCTTTGCAAGAATTTTCAGATTATATAAATTCAATTTTTACTGAGAATTTTAATAAAACATACAATCAAATTCTTAATAACTTAAGTATTACTCTTAAAAGGACTTTAGAAGAAATTTCCTGTGAGCTAAACTCAAAAGCCCTATTTCCGCCTGAAGCACTTAAAAACATTCAAGATTCTATTAATAACAGTCTTAAAAGTTTAAATGTTTCGGAAAGTGAAAAGGAA